GGGGCTTATGATGGTGAATCCAAAAGTGGCATAACCCTGCCACCCTAACTGATGTTAATAACAATCTAACTAATAGTGTGACGAATGTATTTATATGTTTTCGGTTAGCTTATAGCCCGGCGTCGGCCGTTATTTGCGTTTTCCTTCGCTGCGCAATCGCGCTTATTAACTAACATTTATTACTCTACCTATATTGATTTTGTCGTCTAAACGAAAGGTAGGTGCTTTGTCGTTTGCAACGGGAAGCTTATTTACGGCTGGTTCCAAAGCCTTTTTATTAATTAAAAATTGATCACCCAACTCTTTTAGCTCTTTGTCAGCAATGTAAGCATCGCCCATCTCCTTGAGCTGCCTGTCGAGGTCGGTATCGAATGTACTGGGGTCGTTTTTATCCTTGGTAGGGAATTTGATGTTTGGTCTAATGACGCCATGCTCATCACCTATATGTTGTGGCATGGACGGAATTACTACGTTATTTATTGGTCCTACTGAAGCCCTACAGGCACCCCCTCAAAGGAGTAGCTTGGCTAGTGAGCCGGCGAGCCCACCTACAGTCGCTCCAATCGGGCCGAGAGCGCTACCAATTAAGGGAGCTGCTCCACTGACGAAATTGAGGAAATTCTTGAAGTGGGATTCCTGGCCAGATAGCATGACAGGGGCAGTGGACAGATATTCGTCACAGAGCTTAGCAGTTACCTCATTGTTCCTGCCAGGTTGTTTGGCAAACGGGACAAATGGTGAACCCATGGAAACCTCTATCTCAAAACATTGGCTAACCTCCAGTTGGAATGAGTTGCCAGCTGTTTGGGTGGTACCAAGGATTATGATTGACTCCCAATCCTTGTCGTAGAAATTGAGTCCAGGGTTCGTTGATGATATAGGTGCTCCACCGATGAAATTCGCGAACGTGCCGTTGGATGAGGTGACCAGGACAGTTGATTGTTCTATGTCCTGGTAGGCGTATGTCTTAGACTTGTGCCTCAACACTCCATGGCACACTGACTCAGGCCGGCACTTCATGGTAGTGCCAGCGGGGGCTTGTGACATTGGGCTGAAGAAATTGGCATAGTATGACGTGACGGATTGTGCTGCATTGGTGAAGAGGACAGTGGAGTCGTCAGAGTACGCGGAGGTAGTGACGATGTTGTTATTCTCTCCCTGGTTAGTCAATCCAATACTTGATGAGGAAACGGTGATCAATCCAGATATGCTGTTCGCAGTACTAGTTGGTATTAGCTTCCATGACTGAGATACGAGTCTCATCTGCGCACCCGCCGTCATTATTCCGCCAGCAAGAACACCGACATTGGCTTGGTTGACGCCTTGTGTTATGCAAGCGGGGATCCAGCCAAAGTTGGGGTTGTTGCCATTGACTCCCTGCGATATAGCCACTCCATCAACTGTCATCTGGACACCAGCGGCAGTGCCGTTTGGCTTGATGAGGACAGAATATGGTGACCACGGGACGATCATGATGCAGAATCCTAGGGAAGTGCCTATAGTGAGGTCGCAGAACATACGACACTCAACAATGAGCTTATTTCCGATTGATCCGTCGTTGAGCCCAGAGCCTCCCGAATGAGTGAGCGGGCTGAGACGACACATGGCGTATTCCATATCAAGGGCAGCAGAAACGGTGCGCATCGGGTTGCGAGGCCCACGATTCTTAGGGCGCGCTGCAGCGAGCGCGTTCTGGGTGCTGTTGGAGGTTCGAGCGCTGCTGTTGACCTTGTTGTTTCGTCGGAGGGCAGCGGCAACGGGATTGGGTCGTCTGAGAGGCCTGCGTTTAGCGGGGGCCTTTCGTCGTTGAGCATTGACCATGTTGTTTGGTTGGTGGGTTGGTTGGTAGCAATTTTGTGTGCTGAACTTGGTGATCTTATGTTGTCTATAACTTACATCAAATCAGCACGGGGCACATGTAAATACAAGGATGATGTTAGGACATCCTCAGCGTGGTCTGGCCACACAAAATCGTCAAAGTACTCTTCCAGTAGAGCCTGTTTCGTTGGTGAGATGCCGAAGGCTCGTGCGAAGCTGACACGAGCACCATTGGTGATCGCGATTGGATCACGCTTAATGGTGCGATACTCGATATTGGTGTCATTCAAGGCTACTGTTCGCGTATGGGCACGACACAGCGCTCTTGCAGCTGCTTCAAGTACGGGTACTCCAGCATTGGCACTAGACTCACAAATGCCGACAGTGTGATACCAGCGCTTTGCTAGGTCATCTGATTTGGCGTATTGAGGGTCTATGCATGTGAAGGATCTTTCTATCACTCTCTTCGGGGTACGGACTAGGCACCAGCCATCCGCCAAATTGACAGGATGGCATTGGCAGTATTCAATATGCTCGAACTCATAGGCGATGTTAGCCTTGGTGAGGAACCCATATCGCTGCAGAGCGGGGAAGTCAAGATGTTGCTCGTCCTCGCGTTCTACAATGATCACTGAGTCATCTCCATCGACAATAACTCGGCTGTGCAGCGATCCTAGCCAGTGTGTGAGTATGGCCATGTTGGTGCAACTATTGCCTAGGGAGGTGTTAACATCTCCAGACATCCTAGTGCCGGTAACACTGTACCGGACCCCATGCGGGGACACTCCATGGTTTTTGAGTTG